TCTATACAGGTCTACGTTTCATCTGCCGTTACGGTGACTGCGGGAACCACTGGCGCAGCCTCATTTGCCTTTCAAATTACAACGGGCGGTGATGTTTATACCGTTGGCGTGGGTTGGGGTGCAGGTGTGTGGGGCAGCTACACAGGTGGCCCAGGATGGGGCGCAGCAGCGCCCGCAGGTCTTGGTATTGGACTGCAACTGCGCACTTGGAGCCAATCAAACTACGGTCAAAACTTGGTGTTTAACCCTCGTGGCGGGGCACTCTATTACTGGGTAGTGGATTCAAACCCAACCATCTTTAACCGCGCTCAAGTAGTTAATGCCAATAACACCAATACGCAAAACAGTATTGCTTATTGGGATGCGGACTCCACTTGTCCAACAGTATGTAATTTTGTGTTGGTGTCGGATGCCAGCCGATTCACAATTGCTTTTGGCACAAATGATCCAACCGGGGTGTATGCCACCGCAACGCTAGACCCCATGCAAATACGTTGGTCTGACCAAGAAAATTTGCTGGTTTGGACACCTGCCATTACCAACCAAGCGGGGGATTATCGGCTTAGCCACGGGTCGGCCATTATTACAGCTCAACAAACCCGGCAAGAAATTTTGGTGTTTACGGATTCCACAATCTACTCTATGCAGTATTTAGGCCCGCCCTATGTGTGGAGCTTTCAGATTCTGGGCGACAACATCTCTATTGCTGGCCCCAATGCAGTAGCCACAGCCAACAACATTACATACTGGATGGGGTTGGATAAGTTTTATATGTACTCAGGCCGGGTGGAAACGTTGCCATCTACGTTGCGTGAGTATGTGTACACAGACATAAACATTTCCCAATCTTTCCAATTTGTGGCGGGAACCAATGAGGGCTACAACGAAGTTTGGTGGCAATATTGTTCTTCCAATTCAAACGTGGTTGACCGCTATGTCATATACAACTACGTGGATAACGTCTGGTATTACGGCGATTGGTCAAACTACACAGGTACGGCTTATCAAGGTAGAACGGCATGGCTGGACAGCGCGTTGCGCAAATATCCTATGGCAGTTACCTATGGCACTGCTGGCGGCAGTTCAAACGCGCTACTGGTTTACCACGAAAGCGGCGTAGATGATGGCACGGTTAACCCACCTGTACCTATTGTGGCCAATGTGCAGTCATCTGACTTTGACATTGGGGACGGCAACAACTTTGGGTTTGTGTGGCGTTTAATCCCTGACCTGACGTTTGACGGCTCTAACGTTAACCAGCCGGTTGCGTATTTCACAGCACTACCAAGAACCTTTCCCGGCGCGGCGTATGGGAACTCAAACGATCCGGCGGTGACCAGCACCCAGAACTACCAGAACCAGATCACGTATAACGTGCAGCAGTTTACCCAGCAGGTCTATGTTCGAATACGTGGGCGGCAGATGGCGTTCAAGGTCAGTTCTGGAACCACAGGGTCAGCAACGGATGGGTTGGGTGTGCAGTGGCAACTGGGCGCTCCTCGTATTGACATTCGCCCTGATGGGAGGAGATAAATGGGATTTAAAACCGTTACCCCGCCGCGCCTGCCATCCGCTCCAGATGAGTACAGTTCTCAGTATCAAGAGCAGTTCATGAACATCTTGAGGCTGTATTTTAACCAAATAAACAGCCCCACCCCCGCCGTTTTTGCGTCTGCTGGCGTTGGGACTACCGGGGTGGTGTCGGGTATGACATTTGCTCAACCAAGTCCCACTACGCCCGGACAATCCGTTATCAGCCTGCCAACGCAAGCTGACTTTGCCAACCTGCGTTCTGGTGACATTTATTACGACACTTCAGGGGGCGCAGCCACCAGCTACCCTTTGCGAATAAAGGCCTAACATGATACCATTTGACCAATTAACCAGGAGTACGCTATGAGCGGTGGCGGCGGATTTGACCCCGGCAAAGACCTTGCCAATCTCGACAAAGATTTAGGTCTCTCTAAGAACGCACCGCTGATTGCGGCAGCGACTGCCATGTACTTTACTGGTGGTGCCCTTGGTGGAGAAACCGTTGCTGCTGAACTTGCTGGCAAAGCTGCATTGACTGCTGGTGCAGAGACAGCGGCAACTAGTGCAGCGGGAGAAACGCTTGCTGGTGCGGGTATTTCAAGTTTGGCTCCTGCCGCCACTGCCGCTGCTCCTGCTGCCGCCGCTGCTCCTATGGCTGAATTTGCTGGTGCTGGTGCTGGTGCTGGTGCTGGTGCTGGTGCTGGTGCTGGTGCTGGTGCTGGTGCTGGTGCGGCCCCTGTTGCTAGTCCTTATGCAGCACAAGGCGGTGCGTCTTTAGCCGACATGTATGGCGGCCCTGCCGCCGCCCCTGCTCAAAGCGGGCTTCCGGGCCTGTTTGACCAAGCCACTACCGCATACGGAAACCTCAACCCCGTAGCCAAATACGGTATCCCGCTTGCTGCTGCGGCAATGCTGTCAGACCGCGATAAATACGGCACTCCCAGACAAGAACCTTATGACGGCCCGTTGAACAAGCTCAAGTACGACCCAGACCGCTATCGCCCAATTGAAGTCAAGCCGCCCACCCCCTACACCCCGGTGTATAAAGACTACCGCAACATGGCGGGCGGCGGCTTGGCCGATCTGGGGGGTTACGCCGACTACGCAGGCGGCGGGCGCATGCTCAAAGGCCCAGGAGACGGCATGAGTGACAGCATCCCTGCCACCATTGCAGGCAAGCAACCCGCCCGGTTGGCCAACGATGAGTTTGTGGTTCCTGCCGATGTGGTCTCCCACCTTGGCAATGGCTCATCTGACGCCGGGGCCAAGCAGTTGTACAGAATGATGGACAAGGTTCGCGCCGCCAGGACAGGTAAAAAATCCCAGGCCAAGCAGATCAACCCAACCAAGTACATGCCAGCATGACGCTCACTGTCCAGCATGTTCCGCAACAGTACGCTGCCCAGACTTGGCCGTTGGTGGAAAAATTCATTGCTTCGGCAGAAAAGTTTGGCGGGGATGACTACTCGCTTGAGCAGATCAAGATGTACGTCACGCTGGGATACTGGACTTTGTTAGTAGCCACTGACAAAGACAAACAAATCCACGGGGCAACGACAGTCACTTTTCAAAACTACCCCAACGACAGGGTGGCGTTTGTGACCAGCGCCGGGGGTGCCGGGATTGTCAACGAACCAGTACTCGATCAACTAAAAGCGGTGTTGCGCGGCATGGGCGCTACCAAGATTCAAGCGGGAGGGCGTCCAGCAATGGTGCGTCTCTTGGAGAGCCAGGGATTTACACGGCGCTATACCGTGGTTGAAACAAAAATATGAGGGCATTGTGATGTTCAAACTTACCGACATACTTAACTTTTTCATGGGGCCGCGCCTGTACTTAGGTGGCGGGGGTGGGGGCGGACAGGCACAACCTACGCAAACCACGGTTAACAACACCAGCATTCCTGACTATGCGCGTCCGTATGTAGAGACGATGCTGGGCACAACCCAGCAGCAGTTGTACAACTACGAGACTGACCCGACTACGGGGCAAAAGTTTGCCACCAGCATGAAGGGCTACACGCCGTTCAGCGAAGACCCATCCAAGTACGTTGCTGGGTTCAGCCCCATGCAGGAACAGTCGTTCAGGGGAGCCGCCAACATGGGCACCTCTCCCCAGTTGGACACGGCATCCGGACTGGCAGGCTTGGCAGGACAACGCGCCATGGGAGCAAACTACCAAGCAGGGCAGTTTGATAATCAGTTCCAAGCTCCGCAAAATTACCAAGCCGGGCAATTCAACGCCCAGCAAGTTAACGCGCCTGGGTTGCAAAATTATCAGATGCAAGGGCCGTCAGATGTAAGTGCGCCTGGGCTACAACAATATCAGATGGGACCAGCCCAACAGGTGGGTACCCAAGATTACACGGGTCAGAATGTCAGTCAGTACATGAATCCCTACATGCAGAATGTGGTGGATATTCAGCAGCGCGAAGCCCAACGCCAAGCCGACATTGCTGGAACTCAACGTGGTGCCCAGGCAGCTAGGTCAGGGGCATTTGGCGGTTCTCGTGCGGCC